CAAACTTGGAAACAGTATCAGATGTATTAACTACAGCTCAAACACGAGAAGATTGGGCAGAGTTAGATCCTAAATCTGTTACTTCCTCAGAAACACCATATACTTCTGCGACATATCCTTTCAATCATGTTTTTGAAAGCGAGTCTGGACATATATTTGAAATAGATGATACTCCTGATGGAGAACGACTACTTAGAGAACACAAGTCTGGAACATTTGAAGAAGTACACCCCGATGGTTCAAAGGTTGTTAAAGTTATTGGAGATGATTATGAAATCGTAGCTGGTAACAAAAAGATTTACATTAACGCAACAGGTAAGGCAGAGGGATTAGACCTTACTGTTAGAGGTAATGTTCGTCAGTATGTAACAGGAGATTATATCCTTGAAGTGGGTGGTGACTTTATTCGTAAGATTCATGGAAACGAAAGAGTTAAGATAGGTGCTTCGCCAGGCGGTGGAAACCTTGAAGAAGAAATAAGAGGGAATCACGCATTTAACATTTCAAACAATGTTAAGGGGCGTATCGGGGAAGATGTTGATGTTACCACAGAAGGTAATGAACAAAGAATTAATAACGGAACATATAAGTTGGTCGCCAAGAGTAATATTCTTGCAGCTACAACTGGTGGTACTTTAACACTTAATGCTAGTGGTAATGTTTCGATTGATACTACCTCTGGTATTATGTCAATCAAATCTGGTACGACTTTAAATATGAAATCTGCAACTGCAATGACTATTGGTTCAGAAACTACATTTACTGGAACATCAACTGGTATTGGAACATTTACATTCTCTGGTGATGGAAGTAACTTTATTGCAAATAATGGGTCTAGTGTTGCTATCGGTCTTACAACTCATACTCATACTCAAGATGCAGATAGTGATGGTGATACACAGGCAACTACAAATGTACCTAACGCTTAGGAAAGTATAAATGGCAAATTTTAAAATACCTGATCTCTGTGGTGCAAGTACTCAACTTAATCTTGCGTCATCGAAGATTGAAGATTTAGAATCACAAATAACTTTACAGATAAATGCAGAGGCCTCTGCTGCAAAGGCGGCTATTGAGAGTAAACTTACAGATGTCAAATTAGGACTTGATGGACTTGTTCCAGATTTACCAGAACTACCAAATCTAAATTTGCAGGCAGATATTTTCAGCCTTTTATCAATAGACAATAGTACTGTATCTGGAGCAGTAGCATATGCAACAAAACTTAATGATTTAAAAATAAAGTTTGGAGATAAACTTAAAGAAAAAGGATTAGTATTAGAAAATTTAATTAGTGATCTTGTCGAAGATGGCACTGAGAATCTTTGTTCGATTGTACCTAATCTTGAAATACCAGCAGCTGGTGGAAATGTTATAGAAAAATCACAAGGAGTAAAGACTGCAACTGAAAATGCAATTGAAGAAACTTTAGCACAAATAAAAGGAAATGTTTCTTTATCAGAAGATTATGTATCTTCTTCATAGTATAAATAGTATATAAACTAGGGGTTCTTACAGATGGCGCAGTTTGATGCAACAACAACTAACAATAGCAAACGTAGTGTTAGATTATATTCAGACATAGATTTGTTCTTTGGAAAAAAAACTTCCAATGATGATATTCAAAGCATTACTGATATTAAAGCTGTTAAGCGTTCTGTTCGTAATCTGGTATTAACTAATCATTATGAAAAACCATTCCACCCAGAGATTGGTTCTGGTGTTCGGGATATGTTGTTTGAAAACATGACTCCAATTACAGCACAGATACTTTCAAGAAAGATTGAAGATGTAATTAATAACTTTGAACCAAGAGTAAGATTAGTAGGTATTACAGCAAACCCAAACTTGGATAAAAACTCATACGAAGTTTCGATAGAATTTTATGTCGTTAATGCTCCCACAGAATTAGTTGACTTATCCATAATGTTAGAGAGATTACGATAATGGCAGTAAACGACAAAAGACTTAGAGTTACAGAACTTGACTTTGATGATATTAAAGACAACCTGAAAATTTTTCTAAAAGCACAGAACCAATTTACCGACTATGACTTTGAAGGTTCTGGTATGAGTGTTCTTTTAGATACACTTGCATACAATACACACTACATGGCTTACAATGCTAACATGGTTGCAAACGAAATGTTTTTGGATAGTGCATCTCTACGATCAAGTGTTGTTTCACACGCAAAGAAATTAGGATACGAAGTTTCCTCATGTCGAGCTCCTAAAGCGACAGTTAATATTTCTCTTACAACAGGGTTATCATCAAGAACAATGCCAGCTGGCACGACATTTACAACAACAGTAAATGGTACAAATTATAACTTTGTTACAATCTCTGATATAACATCAAACAACTCTGGTACTAGTGTAAACTTTGATGGCACTTCAATCTATGAAGGAACTTGGATTACATCAAAATATCTAGTAGATAGTTCTGACGAAGAACAAAGATTTATTATTGATGACGCAAGAGCAGACACAACAACACTTATCGTAAAGGTACAAACATCTGCAAGTGATACCTTTACTAGAACATATACTAAAGCAACTGACATTTCTGAACTTACTGATGCAAGCACAGTATACTTTTTACAAGAAGTAGAAACAGGAAAGTTTGAAGTATACTTTGGTGATGGTGTTTTAAGTCAAGCGGTATCTGATGGTAACATTGTTTCTTTACAATATGTTGTTACAAACAAATCTGAAGCAAATGGTGCAAGAGTGTTTAGTTCTCCCTCTGCTATTAATGGTATAACAGATATTACTGTAACAACAGTAGGTATTGCAACTGGTGGTGCAGAACCAGAATCAATAGCCTCTGTTAAATTAAATGCACCTTTAGATTACGCAGCACAAGGTCGTGCAGTTACAACAAATGATTACAAAACATTTGTAAGAAAACTTTTTGCAAATGCTCAAGCGGTTTCTGTTTGGGGTGGGGAAGATGGAAGTTATGATACAAGTACAGGTGTAAGTTCTACACCAGAGTATGGTAAGGTTTTCATTTCGATAAAGTCTACTACTGGAAATAGTTTAACTGATGTACAGAAATCAAATTTGGTTGCTGGATTATCTCCATACAAAGTGGGTTCTATTACTCCTGTAATCGTTGACGCAGAAACAACCTTTATTATTTTAAATACAACAGTTCAGTATGATTCAAGTGCAACCACTTATAGTGCAACTGAATTAGCCACTAGAGTAACTAATGTTATTTCATCTTACAATACATCAGACCTACAAACTTTTAATGCACCATTCAGACATTCAAAGTTATTAGGACTCATTGATAATACAGACAGTTCTATTTTGAATAATACAACAACAGTTATCATGGCCAAATATATTGTACCAACAGTAAATGTTTCGACTTCTTATATCTTGAATTTTAATAATGCATTTTATTATCCACACGCAGGACATAATAAAGATAATGGTGGTGTCATTTCTTCAACAGGATTCTCAATGAGTTCTATTGATTCAACAAAAGAATATTTCTTAGATGATGATGGTTCTGGTAATCTCAGAATATATTCTTTAGTTGCTGGTACAAGAGTTTATTCTAATCTTAATGCTGGAGCAGTAGATTATACAAATGGAAAAATAACACTAAACCCAATTATGATTTCTGCTATATCTAATGTTGATGGTGTGGTTTCTACACAGATTCGCGTTACTGTAATTCCAAACTCATATGATGTTATTCCTGTACGAAATCAAATTCTTGAACTTGATACTGTGAACTCTACAGTTGTTGCTGGAATTGATGCTACTGCCTCAACTGGCATTGGTTATACAACAACTACTACAGGCGGAACAACAACGACAACAGTGACTTCAACGTCATCTACCTCGTCACCATCGGCGTACTAATAAATGTCAAAGAATATTTCAAAATTTACTACGAAGGTTTCTCCTCTTATTGAAGGACAAGTGCCTGACTTTGTTCAAGCAGACCATCCAGTATTTGTAGATTTTGTAAAAGATTATTTTCAATTTCTGGAAGCAGGCAGATTAACTCTTACTGCCAATGTAGATTATATTTCACAAGAAACAAATACTGTTTCATATATTTTAGAAGAAACTGGTGATAGGATTGTTACTGAACTTGGAGCTGGTACTCTAGGTCATTTTGTAGCTGGTGAAACTATTACTGGTGGTACTTCAAAAGTAACCGCAAAAGTTCTGGTTGATGATTCTAGAAACTCGTATCTTTATGTCACAGGACAACAACAATTTATAACTGGTGAAACAGTAACAGGTGGAACATCTGGTTCTAATGGTACTGTTGATTCGTATCAAGCAAACCCAATTCAAAGTATCCAACAGATGTTGGAATATGCAAACGTAGATAATACTCTTTACGAGTTCTTGGATAATATGCGTGATGAGTTCATGCAAGCAATTCCTGAGACTCTTGCGTCTGGTGTTAATAAAAGAAATCTAATTAAAAACATTAAAGACCTCTATTCTGCCAAAGGAACATCAGAGGGCCACAAACTCTTTATGCGTATGTTGTTAGGTGAAGACTCTGAAATTTTCTATCCTAACATTTATGTAATGAAACCTTCTGCTGGTATCTGGCAATCATCATCTGTTATTAGAGCAACTGCTGTTGGTTCTTCTGTAGGATCTGAAATTACTAATCAATTAATTACTGGTGCAACTTCTGGTGCTACTGCAATTGTAGAAAAGTCTGTTACTAGAATAGAATCTAATGCGACATACAATGATTCTGTTATTGAGTTTACTGTTGAAAATGTTATAGGAACATTTAGTGATGGAGAAATCATATCTGGTCTTTCCACAGAAAAAGATGTTGAAATTTCATTTACAGTATTGGGTATTGTTTCTGATACTGCGGTAACAAATGATGGTATACTTTATACTGATGGCGAAACTGTTAATGTAGAAGCGATTGGTAATGATTTTGCAGATGTTGTTGTTGATGGTATTAACACTGGTTCCGTAAGTGAACTCATTGTAGAAACCGCTGGTACAGAATATGAAGTAGGTGATGTTGTTACATTTACCAAGAACGCAGCTGACACAGATGTTAAAGAAGCCTCTGGTATTGTAAGTATGGTTGGTGGCGGTATTCTCCAAGAATCTGGTTCAGATACTATCACACTTGAGGATGCGACCACTACTCAATTTGAATCATTTACAATTGTTCTTGAAACAACTGACTCAGATAGTTTCATTGGAGATGGTACAACCAAAGTATTTAATCTTGTAAACACAAGTGGAACACTAGATGAACTTTATGTAACATTTGATGATGTGTTTTTACCAGCAACATCAAGTGACACTACTGTAAACTGGACTGCAACAAGTACACAAATATCATTTACATATTCAGTACCACTTAATACTAAAATATATGTTCGTGGTAATCTAGTAGACTCTTTAGTTTTAAATGGCACATCTATTATTACTGTAGATGAAGAAAGTGTTATTTTAGGTGCAGGACATCAAATACTTACTGAACAAACTGTAGAAACATTAGACACATATACAACTACAAGCGATCAGATTGTTTTAGAGTCTGATACCTTTACAGATATTAATGGTGCTAATTCACAAGAAGCTGGACACGTTATTAAAGCTGTAGTGACTGATGGTGGGTTTGGTTATACAAAACTTCCAACAGTTGCTATAACAAGTACTACTGGTAGTGGTGTAAGTATACACGCAACAACTACAGACATTGGTTCTATTAAAGCAACAAAAATTAAAAACTCTGGATTTAGATACAGTAATACTAATCCACCAGAGTTATCATACAATGCACACTTTGTTCTTAAAGATATAACAGGTGCTTTTGAAGTTGGTAATACATTAACTTCATCAGGACATACTGGAACTATTAGTGGGTGGAATAGTACCACTAAAGTTCTTGACACAACATTTGAAAATGTCATAAGAGTTGAACAAGAACAAACATCAACATTCCAAGAAGGTATCCAGCTTGAGCAGGGTACAGAACTTCTTCTTCCCGAAGGTATTCTTCTTGAGGACGAACAAGAGTTTGATGATACTGAAGGTATTCTTTTAAATGGTACAGGAACATTTACACCATTACCTCAGACCTTTACATATAAAGTTCAAGTTTACTATAGCACAACACTAGAACAAAATATATTTTATATTAATGGTACACCACAAGCAGAATTAGTTTTGTATGAAGGTAATACTTATTACTTTGACTTGTCAGACCCGACACTATACAATGTTGCGACAACAGGTCAACACATACTAAGACTATCTGAAACTCTTGATGGAACTCATAACAGTGGTACTGAATATACTACTGGTGTTACAAAATCAGCTGCGTCAATAGACATTGGTACAAATGGAGCATACATTCAAATTGTTGTTGCATCAAACGCACCTGTATTATATTACTACTGCACCAATCATTCTGGTATGGGTGCTTCCATTGCAACTAATGTATACGATACTATAGTTCTTGATGAAGGTTCTAATATAATCATAGATGGTACTGATAGGTTCGACCATTTCTTCTTACAAGAAAGTGGCACAGTAGGAAACGCAACGGATAGGATTCAACTTGAAAGTCAAGGTGTTGGTGGTTTCTTATTAGATGAAGATTTTGATTCTAACCAAAGTAAACTTGTACAACAATCGACATCTGGTGGAAAACTTTTACAAGCAAGTATTCGCAGAGAAAACGATACAACAAATGCTCTCAGTCATCAATATGTAATTCTTAATGGAACAGATAGTTCTGGTTCAAATGCTAATTCTAAACTTGCAAACGAAGATTTTGGTAACACTCTTATCTTAGAAGCTACTGATGCTAATGAAACAGATGCAAGAGATGGGTTCTTATTAGATGACGAAACTGGTGATGGTCAAATCACTCTTGATTCTACTGCAACTGATTTAGTTGATGCTGATGACCATATCATCAATGAAGACCCAATAGATTTTTCTGGAAAAGATGTTATTATTCAGGATTCAGGTGGTGCAGTTGGAACAGTTATTACAGCTGATATTGCTACTGGTACAACGAGTGTTGATGTATTATCTACTACAGATTCAGATTATGCTAATGTTCAACATAGACTTGGTGAAGATTTGATTCGTATTCAAGACTCTTATTATTATCAAGACTTTTCGTATGAAGTTCAGATTGGTGCATCATTTTCAAGTTATGTGAATGAGTTAAAGAAAGCAGTTCACCCTGCTGGTTTCCAACCATTTGGTAGAGTTACTCTTGCAACCTTAGTATCAGTAGAAATTGGTAATGCTGGTGCTGGTATTGCTGCATACACAGGTGACACAGATACATTCTCACCAATACTTGCATCTACATTCCAGACTATCTTTGACCAACTTCTACAGACAAGACTTCAGGCATATCCTGTTGCAGAAGTTGGTGTTCGTGACCAGAAGATTATTCAAGAAGATGGAAGTTTGCCTGGCGACAATCTTGTACTTGATGCAAGTGCAGCCTCAACTGATGTGGGTTCAAACATACTCTTTGAAGATGGACTAGGTATGGATTTGGAAGATGGATTCCAAATGACAGGTGACTCTTTATTGTGGGAAGATAGAACAGTAACACATACTAGTGACAGGACTTCTGGTACTGGTACTGGTGGTAGTCATATAATGACAGAGAAGTCATATGCTCCATCAGAAAAAGGTGACAGGATTCTTGTTAAAGAAATTGTAACAAAGATTACTGCAAGACCAAGTCCTAAATTTACAAGAAACTTGTTAGTGTATTTAGCAGAATATCCATTTGGAAATGAATTGGGTGGAGATGGTATAATTCTAGAGGGTACAACTTTTTCTGAAGATGTTCTTCAGTTAGATGGAACATTACCTCTCGACCAAGCAGACACATTCTTTAGACTTGAAGAAGATGTTGCTGGAAGTCAAGACTATGAAACATTTAATATCTTGGGAGAAGAAGATGATGGAGCATCGAGGATATTACAAGAAGGTGGAGAGTGGAACTTCCCAGCTGGATATGTAGTAAACGAAGGTGATAGAATTATCCTAGACGGAAACAATAACAATGAAGAAACAATCCCTCTATCAGAAATTGGTAACTATCGTTTTAGTGACATTATAAAACAAGATAAAATTATTGTTAACGATGGACGAACAAATAATTTTGGTGTTAATGCTGGAGTTGATGTTGGTATTGAACTAGAAAGCTTTGGTCAGATTTTGGCAGAGGACGGAGAGTACATAGGTCAAGAAACTACAAGAAGAAATAGATTTAATTTAGAAGAAAATGGTAATCTTATTATAGAAAGTTATTCTACAATTTCTGTCATTGATAAGTTGCTTGATGAAACAAATGAAGATGTTATCGTATTAGAAGATGCAACAGAATCAAGAAAGTGGTTTAAGAGTACATACACAACAGACACCACTGCAACCACATCAGCTATCGTACTTGAAACAACAAACATTGTTTTAAGTTCTGGTCAAATTCCTGATGAAAATTTACTTATAAATAGTAGTAAAGGTGGACTCCCTGTTGTGAGATCATCTGATATTCATGTTAGAGATACTGGCGATGTAGCATTAGAAGATGCAACAGACAGTACGCATGGATTTTTATTATTAAATACAGGAGATAATATACAATTTGAAGGAGCAACTGGTATAACTTACTAAGACAATTTGTATAAATAACATAAAGGTATAAAAAAAATGTCGGCAATCATTACAGAAAAATTTAGACAACACAATGCGAATCAATTCTTTGAATCGTTTACTGAAACAGCTCTAAATAAATATTATTTATTTTTAGGAAAAGCAACGCCGTTTACCAGTAGTACAACTGGTGGTTCAGATGGTATTCCTCCAATTCCAGGCGATAGTCCTCAAGAGGAATTTCGTGCATGGGATGCTATGTTGGCTGCAAAGAACATTGCTTCAACTGACATTACTTTTGCACTTCCTCGTAGAAACTGGTCAAATGGTACTATCTATGATATGTATCAACACAACTATAATTCAGATACTACTTCGACATCAGGTGCAACAAACCTTTATGACTCAACATTTTTCTTTATGACTTCTGACTATAATGTTTATAAAGTTCTTGACAACAATGGTGGTGCTGCTTATAATGGTGCAGAACCAACAGACACAAGTAACTCCCCTGTTGCAATTGGTGGATATGTCATTAAATATATGTACACAATTTCTCAGTCAGATTCTTCAAAATATTTAACTACAGACTTTATACCAGTTTCTACTAATAGTACTGTTTCAGCTGCCGCAACTGATGGTGCTATTGAATCTCTTAAAGTTACTGCTGGGTCTGGTTATACAGACGGAACATACTATGCTGCTATATACGGAGATGGTACAAGTGCTGGAACATCATCTGGTGCGATTGTTAGAATTACAATTGCATCTGGTTCTATTGTTTCATTCGGATTGACTGCTGGTACAGATACAACTATTCATGCCGCAGGAGCTGGTTATACTTTTGGTTATATAAATTTAGGTTCTTCATTCACCTTCTCTGACACAGCATTGTCATCTTCTTCCTCTATAGGAAGTGGTACTGGTGGTGCAATTGAAGTTATCATTTCACCAAATGGTGGACATGGATTTAGTGCAATCACAGAACTTGGTGGTCATTACATTATGTCTGCAACAACACTTACAGCTGCAGAGGGTGATGACTTTACTGCTGGAAATGATTTCAGAACAGTAGGTCTTATTGCTGACCCAACACTTTTTGGAACAACTACTGTTGCAACTGGTTCTACATTTCGTCAAAGTTATGTTGTTAAACTTGCAACATACTCTGGTACATTTGAACCCGATGAAGTAATTACACAAGCATCAACTGGTGCATCTGGTAAAGTTGTTGAGTTTGATCCTACACTAAACCTTCTTTATTATCAACAAGAAAGTTTCAAGGGATTTGGAACAAATGCTACTTCTGGTGCGTATGTTGCCTTTAGTGGTGCAAACCTAATTACAGGTGGAACATCTGGTGCAACAGGTACACCATCCACTACAACTGAATCTGTTACACTTGCTTCTGGTTCTACACTATCTCTTACTTCTGGTTATGCAAATCCAGAACTTGAAGCATATAGTGGTAATATGATTTACTTAGAAAATAGAAAACCAATTCAACGAGCTTCTGACCAAACGGAAGATATAAAAATTATAATTGAATTTTAGGAAATCAAATGGCCCAACTTACAAATTTAAATGTATCACCATATTATGATGACTTTGATAAGGCAGATGCTTTTCATAGAGTTTTATTTCGCCCCGGCTTTTCTATTCAGGCAAGGGAACTAACAACTCTACAATCTATTCTTCAAAATCAAATTGAACAACAGGGCAACCATGTCTTCAAAGAAGGTTCTGTTGTAATCCCAGGCCAAGTATCTTATTCTGATGCCTATTATTCTCTTGCACTTGAATCAACATTTGGCGGTGAAGATGTAAGACCAAGCCAATACTACAACGCAACAACACCTGTTACACTTACTGGTGTAACCTCTGGTGTTAAGGCACAAGTTATAGGATATGCCGAAGGGTCTACTACTAGTCAACCATATCTTTATGTTCAATATGTTCAAACTGGTACTGATAATAATACTGGTGTATTTTCAGATAGTGAAAACATTATTGCTGATTCTGTTGTTACTCACACTACATCTTATGCTGCAAACATTGCATCAGGAACAACTTTTTCCTCAAGTGCATCTGGAACTGGTTCTGCTGTAACTGTTGAAGCTGGGATTTATTATATTCGTGGTACTTTTGTAAGAAACGAAAAACAAACAGTAGTATTAAGTAATACATCAAAAACTGAAACTGCTAGAGTTGGTTTTCTTATTAATGAAACTTTAGTTTCTCCAGAAGCAGATGCAACTTTAACTGATAATGCAACTGGTTCAAATAACTATGCTGCTAGTGGCGCACACAGATTAAAAATTACTCTAACCTTAGCTAAACTAGATACAACCTCTGTTGATGATTCACTTTTTGTTGAATTGATTAGAACAACATCAGGTAGAGTAACTCAACTTACAAGAGGAACAGATTATGCTGTTCTTGGTGATACACTTGCCCGTAGAGATCGGAAGAGCGTCGTGTAGGGAAAGAGTGTAGATCTCGGTGGTCGCCGTATCATTAAAAAAAAAAAAATAAACTAAAGAAGTAGAAGATATGAGGTAATAGCGATATCTGAGTCGAAACAAGCTAACACAACGAACGGATGGCATATG